GCATGAAGATTGGTGAACATATGAAGCCAGTTATTGAGCTTCTTGAAGAATTGAACGGTAACGATACAGACGCGAAGTTAAAACTTCTTGCGCTGGTTATATCTGAATACATGCTTAATGCGGATGTCACCGGTTTTGAAGTTTCTGCCGGGAGAATGAAAGTGGCCGTTGATATCAGCGTTGAGGACTAACCCATGACCACTATTACCAAAAAGCAGCGCGCAGAGCTGCGCATGAAGTTCGGCGGCCGCTGCGCTTACTGTGGGTGTGAGTTGCCGGAAAAGGGATGGCATGCTGACCACGTCGAGGCGGTGCTACGAAAATCTGAGCAGTGTATGAAGGCTGCTGCGAAAGGTATTTTCAAGCTGAAGGCGACTGGTGAATTCTACAGGCCAGAGGCTGAGAGGCTGGAAAACCTATTCCCGGCATGTGCGCCCTGCAACCTGCTGAAAGCGTCCTATTCGCTGGAAATGTTCAGAGAGCAGGTATCTCTTCAGGTTGAGCGTGGGCGCAAGAGCAGCATGAACTTCCGCACAGCAGAGCGTTTCGGCCTTATCGAGGCAGTGGAGAAGCCAGTGGTTTTCTGGTTCGAACAGTATCAGGAAGGGGTAGCAGTATGAGCACTATTACCAATAACAAACTAACAGACGAAACGCTAAAAGCCTGGAAAACTGAGGCGATGATTTCGCTGGGGGAAACACCGAAAGATTGCCGTGATTACTCTCACCACGAAGCAATACTCGCGTTAGTAACAGAGCTACAGGAACTCCGAGCTGCCATGCTCCAAAGTAGCCAACCTGTAAGTAATCGTGATGAGTTGCCATACGCACAGGTTAAGGCAGTCGCTGACCTGTACGCCCTGTGCTGGCAGTCGGGAGAAGTAGTTACTTATACGCCTGCCCCAGAAAAGGCGACCATCTGGCTAAATAACTACTCGGGAACTTGCGTTCAGGAATACGTGAAGCTTGAACGACTGCAAGAAGCGCTGGCTGGCAACTCTCCAGTAATTCCGGGTGGTTACGCACTTGTACCCGTTGAACCAACGGACGAAATGATAGAGGCAGCGATGAACTGCGAAGATGTGCTGTTCAATAGCGATGAGTCATTCTGCGTACAGTTCGGGAATATCTACGAGGCCATGCTCGCAGCAGCACCGCAGGAGGTGAAGTGATGGCTAAATCCGCAGCAGAGCGCAAAGCAGCGCAGCGTGCGCGGCAATACGCCGCCGGTGAGCGCAAGCTTGAGCTGGTCCTGGATGAGCAGGAACTGGAAATGCTGTCGCGGAACTGCGCCGCCCGTCGCTATGGTCGTGCGCCGTATGGCATGAGCGAGTACATCGCGTTGCTGATCCGCCAGGATGATGCCCGCGTTCGTGGCCGTATCAAATCCATCAGCGCGAACCGATGCGGGAAATGTGGCGATGCGTTGCCGGTTGAGTCGTGTCCGTGCGATGGTGACTCGGCATGCTGGGTTACGCGTGGCTGGCATGAAACTAAATTATCAGTGTGACATGTCACGATATCGGCAATAAATTGCAACGGCCGCCGACTATGGCGGCTTTGTTTTGCGTGTTACTATTACCAAAACGGTAATTATTACTTCGGTGGTAACAATGCCAGCAGAACCAAAAGCACCAAAACGCAAATCAACGCAGTACAAGCCCCTCACAGCTATGCAGGAGGCTTACGCGCAGGAATATACAAAATGCCCTGAGAATCAGACGCAGGCGGCGATTAACGCAGGATTCTCGCCTAATACGGCATCCGTCAAAGCCAGTGTCATGATGCGTGATGAGCGTATCCAGAAACGGATTGCCGAACTGATGGAAGAGCGCAACAAGCGCCTGCGCGTCAGTGCTGATTATGTGCTTCTCCGCCTGGTGGAAATCGACCAGATGGATGTGATCGACATTCTCAACGACGATATGAGCATCAAGCCGGTTTCGGAATGGCCTAAGGTCTGGCGCCAGTACCTTACCGGCTTCGAACTGGCCGACATGTTTGAAGGTCGTGGAGACGAGAAAGAGCTGGTCGGCATCCTCAAAAAAATCAAATGGCCTGACAAGGTGAAGAACCTCGAGCTGATTGGTAAGCACATCGACGTCAACGCGTTCAAAGAGCGTCTGGAGGTTTCCGGTACCGTCAAGATTGCCGACCGTATAGCGAAGGCCCGCCGTCGCGTGAAAGAGCAGGCTGGTGGTGAAGAATGACAGCCGCATCCATGTCGCCGGAAGAACAGCTCGTCGAGGATATCGTCTCGTTCACGTATGACCCGCTTGGCTACGCGCTGTACGCGTTCCCGTGGGGTGAGGATGGAACAGAGCTGGCGCACGCCACTGGTCCGCGTAAATGGCAGGCCGACGCATTCCGCGAGATACGTGATCACCTCCAGAATCCCGCTACACGTCACCAGCCGCTGATGCTGTCCCGCGCATCTGGTCACGGTATCGGTAAATCCGCTTTCATCTCTATGCTGATTAACTGGGGCATGTCGACCTGCGAGGATTGCAAGGTTGTGGTGACTGCCAACACCGACAACCAGCTTCGCACGAAGACCTGGCCTGAAATCATCAAATGGTCGAACCTGGCTATCACGAAAGAGTGGTTCACCTGCACCGCCACGGCGATGTACAGCAACGATCCAGGTCACGACAAACGCTGGCGCGCTGACGCAATCCCATGGTCTGAGCACAATACAGAAGCATTCGCAGGACTGCACAACGAGCGCAAGCGCATCATCGTGGTATTCGACGAAGCATCCAACATTGCCGATCTGGTGTGGGAGGTGGCCGAGGGCGCTTTGACGGACGAAGACACAGAGATTATCTGGGTGGCGTTCGGTAACCCGACGCGTAACACCGGGCGTTTCCGTGAATGTTTCCGCAAGTACAAACACCGCTGGAAGTGCGCGCAGATTGACAGCCGCACCGTGGAAGGCACCAACAAGCAGCAGTTGCAGAAATGGGTGGACGACTACGGCGAGGACAGCGACTTTGTCAAAGTTCGTGTGCGGGGGATATTCCCGGATGCGTCTGAGCTGCAGTTTATCCCGACCGGACTGACCGATGAGGCCATAAAGCGCGTGGTGACCGCCGGGCAGGTGGCGCACGCTCCGGTGATTATCGGCGTCGACCCCGCTTATTCCGGCGTGGATGACGCGGTGATTTACCTGCGGCAGGGGCTACATAGCAAAGTGCTATGGACCGGCAACAAGACCACCGACGATTTGATTATGGCGAAGCGCATCGCCGACTTTGAAGACCAGTACCAGGCTGACGCGGTTTTCATCGACTTCGGTTACGGTACCGGGCTTAAGTCCATCGGTGACGGATGGGGCAGGACGTGGCAGTTAATCCCGTTCGGCGGCGGCTCGACAGACCCTCAGATGCTCAACAAGCGCGGCGAGATGTTCAACAGCTGCAAAACATGGCTGAAGCTCGGCGGCGCGCTGGATGATCAGGAGACGGCTGATGACCTGTCGGCGGCAGAGTACAAAGTCAGGGTTGACGGCAAGATCGTCATTGAGCCGAAGGAGGATATCAAAGAGCGCTTAGGCCGTTCTCCTGGTAAGGGTGACGCGCTGCTGCTGACGTTTGCTTTCCCGGTATCGAAACGGCTGCGTATTCCTGGTCATGAGAACCAGCAGGGTAAGGCAGTAACTGATTATGACCCATGGAAATAACAAAGCCCGCGCATCGGCGGGCTGATTGTGACATGTCACGGTATTAAAATCCGTCAAATTCGTCTTTCATGATTTTCAACTTAAAAAAAATGCCCACCGAAGTGGGCGAACTGGAAACAAGGGTGCCTTCCATGGCTTACGGGTTTACAGCGCAACGTCATCGCAATGGCGTTCTGATGTAAAAGTGACGGTGGTCAGCATCAAGGGAAACTGCCACCGCCAATAGCTACACAGCATCGTTTTTATAGGCGCTTCATCACGGTCCTAAGGCGTGATTGGGTTGTGGTACGCAGTCTATTCGGCATAGCAACTCTGCGCAGATGCTTCTAACAATCACCGGTGGTAACCGGTTTAATGCCTTATTCACCACAACGCTGAGAGCACTACCTTCGCAGACACGCTAACCGGGCGAGGGCGGCTTCATCTCCAGTAATGCTCTCATCGTTGCATCCTCGTCTCTTCCGAGGTGTAACACCGTATCGCCACGATGGTGAATCGTCTGTCCGTGCTTACCTAACACTGGCTTGCACATTCCGGCTACCCGGCTGGGGAAGTAGCATCAAGGGAACCCATCCGGACCGCTGCGGCACATGTGCCATATGCCGTACATCCACTGCGTTACATCAATATCAATTACCTAAAAGGTAATATCTGATGTTATAAGTGTCAATAGCCTACGCTAAATAAATCACATGTGGTTAAATTGGTAATAATTTAATTGCGTACGGAGCTATTGCTATGTGTATCGGCAGCAAGCCATCAGTGCCAGCAGCGCCAGAAGTACAGGCTGCGCCACAGGAGCAGGATGCAGCAGTTATCAGTTCTCGTGACGACGAAGAGCGCCGCCGCCGTGCAGCAGCTGGTCGCAGTTCTACGCTGCTTACTGGTGCGCAGGGTGACACCTCAACCGCAAACACCAGCGGTAAAACGCTGCTTGGTCAGTAACGGAGTAGGCAGAGATGGCGGAAACCGAAAAAGAGCGCCTGCTGAAGCAACTTGCGCAGCTGAAGAATGAGCGCACATCGTTCGAATCGCACTGGCGTGATCTGAGTGACTTCATCAATCCGCGTGGTTCCCGCTTTCTGACGTCTGATGTAAACCGTGATGATCGTCGTAATACAAAGATTGTTGATCCCACTGGCTCAATGGCTCAGCGCATTCTGTCCAGCGGCATGATGTCAGGCATCACTAGTCCGGCCCGTCCGTGGTTCAAGTTGGCAACGCCTGACCCTGACATGATGGACTACGGCCCGGTGAAAATATGGCTGGAAGTCGTGCAGCGCCGCATGAACGAAGTGTTCAACAAATCGAATTTGTATCAGTCACTGCCTGTTATGTACGCAAGCCTGGGTACTTTCGGCACCGGCGCTATGGCTGTTCTGGAAGATGACCAGGACGTGATCCGCACAATGCCATTCCCGATTGGCAGTTACTACCTTGCTAACAGTCCGCGCGGTAGCGTTGACACCTGCATTCGCCAGTTCTCCATGACCGTTCGCCAGATGGTGCAGGAATTCGGTCTGGATAACGTCAGTACATCCGTAAAAGGCATGTGGGAAAACGGCACGTATGAAACGTGGGTGGAGGTTAACCACTGCATTACGCCTAACGTCAACCGCGACAGCGGGAAGATGGACAGCAAGAATAAGCCTTACCGCTCTGTCTATTTCGAGTCTGGCGGCGACTCCGACAAGCTGCTGCGTGAATCCGGTTTCGATGAATTCCCGATCCTGGCTCCTCGCTGGGAAGTGAACGGTGAGGATGTTTACGCCTCATCTTGCCCTGGCATGCTGGCGCTAGGTCAGGTTAAAGCCCTTCAGGTTGAGCAGAAGCGCAAAGCTCAGTTGATCGATAAAGCCACTAACCCGCCGATGGTTGCCCCGACATCGCTCAAGAATCAGCGTGTTTCCCTGTTGCCTGGCGATGTGACGTACCTCGACGTGTTGACCGGTCATGATGGTTTCAAACCTGCATACCTGGTAAACCCGAATACCGCCGACCTGCTGGCTGACATTCAGGACACCCGTCAGACTATCAACAGTGCCTACTTCGTCGACCTCTTCATGATGCTGCAAAACATCAACACCCGCTCTATGCCGGTGGAAGCGGTGATCGAGATGAAGGAAGAGAAACTGCTGATTCTCGGACCTGTACTGGAACGCCTGAACGACGAAGCACTCAACCCGCTTATCGATCGCGTGTTCTCAATCATGGCCCGCAAGAACATGTTGCCCGAACCTCCTGACGTTCTTCAGGGCATGCCGCTGCGCATCGAGTACATCTCTGTGATGGCTCAGGCTCAGAAATCTATCGGCCTCACCAGCCTGTCGCAGACAGTTGGCTTTATCGGGCAACTGGCACAGTTCAAACCTGAAGCGCTCGACAAGCTCGACGTGGATCAGGCTATCGACGCGTTCTCTGAAATGTCAGGCGTATCGCCAACCGTCATCGTTCCGCAGGAGCAGGTTCAGGGAATTCGTGAAGAGCGCGCGAAACAGGCTCAGGCAGCACAGGTAATGGCTATGGGGCAGGCGGCAGCGCAGGGGGCCAAGACTCTCAGCGAAACGCAGACCAGCGACCCGAGCGCATTAACAGCTATCGCTAATGCAGCAGGAGCACCGCAGCAATGATGGATATCGACGAAGAGGAACTGCGCATTCAGAACGAGCGGAAAAAGCACGATCTGGAACAGCGCGAGAAGGACGACATCAAATTCGTCATGGATAGCGAGCAGGGCCGCCGCGTCATCTGGTCACTGCTGGAGAAAGGTCAGGTGTTCGGCGCCTGCTTCAGCGTAGACCCGCACATCACAGCATTCAACGAAGGGCAGCGCAACCTAGCACTGGTGTTACTGCAACGCGTTATGGCGCACTGTCCTGATCAGTATCTGAAGATGGCCGCAGAGGCCAGTGAACAGGAGTAACCATGAATTTATTTGATCGTTTGCTGCATCGCCGTCTTTGCAATGAGCAACCTGCTGATGGTGGCGCAGCTCCTGCTGCATCTGAACCCGCATCATCAACTGGTGATAATCCGGCACCCGCTGGCGATCCGGCTAAACCAGAAGGCGATAAGCCGCAACCTGGTGCTGAAGCCGACAAACCTCAGGAAGAAAAACATGCTGATGGCGATAAGCCAGAAGAGAAAAAGTCTGGTGAAAACAAAGAGCAGAAGCAGGAAGGCGCTCCGGAGAAATACGAGTTCAAACCATCTGAAGGCCAGGAACTCGACACCGGAGCGCTGGAGCAGTTCGAGCCTATCGCCCGCGAACTGAACCTGACTAATGAGCAGGCGCAGAAGATGGTCGATCTATACGGCACCAAGATTATGCCAATGGTCCAGCAGCAGCAGGCAGAAGCCTGGCAGAAAACCACCGAACAGTGGGCTGCTGACGTTAAAGCAGACAAGGATATCGGCGGCGACAAGCTGACCGCAAACCTCAGCGCTGCGCAGCGTGCACTTGCTCAGTTCGGCACACCTGAACTGAAAGAATATCTGGAAGGCACCGGACTGGGTAATCACCCTGAGCTGGTTAAAACCTTCATCAAAATCGGTAAAGCCATGTCGGAAGACGGCATGGTAGATGGCAGTAATCAAGGCCAGCGTAGTGCGGCCGAAGTGCTTTATGGCTAATAAGAGAGGAAATAACCATGGCTGTTAAAGGCGTAAATGCGCTGACGCTGGCTGACTGGGCTAAGCGTACTGATCCAAACGGGAAGGTCGATAAGATCGTCGAACTCCTTTCCCAAACCAACGAAATCCTGACGGACATGATGTTTGTTGAGGGTAATCTGCCAACCGGCCACCGCACTACCGTGCGCTCTGGTTTGCCATCTGCTACCTGGCGTTTGCTTAACTACGGCGTGCAGCCAAGCAAATCAACCACAGTACAGGTAACTGACTCCTGCGGGATGCTGGAAACTTATGCCGAAGTTGACAAGTCACTGGCAGATTTGAACGGCAACACCGCTGAATTCCGTCTTTCTGAAGACCGTGCATTCATCGAAGGCATGAACCAGCAGATGGCTCAGACGCTGTTCTATGGTGATACCAGCGTTAACCCTCAGCAGTTCATGGGCCTGTCTTCGCGTTACTCAAGCAAATCTGCTGGCAACGGTCAGAACATTATCGATGCTGGCGGTACCGGAACTGATAACACATCTATCTGGCTGGTGGTGTGGGGTGAAAACACCGTTCACGGCATCTTCCCTAAAGGCCAGAAGGCAGGATTACAGACTCAGAACCTGGGAGAACAGACTCTTACCGATTCTTCTGGTGGTAAATATCAGGGATATCGTACCCACTACAAGTGGGATAATGGGCTGGCCCTGCGCGACTGGCGCTACGTTGTTCGCATCGCCAACATCGATGTTAGCGATCTGTCTGTTCCTTCTTCTGCTGCAAACATCGTCACGATGATGGTTAAAGCGCTTCACCGCGTTCCTAACCTGAAGATGGGGCGTGCTGTTTTCTACATGAACCGCACCGTTGCTCAGGCACTCGACCTGCAATCTCTGGATAAAGCTTCTCTGGCTCTGTCCGTCAAAGAGACAGAAGGCGAATGGTGGACCACTTTCCGTGGCATCCCGATCCGTGAAACCGATGCGATTCTGGAAACAGAAGCGCGCGTTGTTTAACGCCTGTTATTAACTGATGGGCCTTAACCGGCCCATGAATGGAGAAAGAAAATGATCCTCGACAAACTGTTGATGTTCTCCGAAGCGCAGGCGGTTACGGCTTCCGCAGCTTCTACTGATGTAATCGATCTCGGTCCTATCGACGGCACCCGACGTGATATCGGTGTTGGTTACCCGCTGGAGTTCTGGGCAAACGTGAATACCACTGCAACAGCAGGCGGTGCTGCAACCCTGAACGTTCAGTTGCAGACCAGCCCGGATAACTCAACCTGGACCACGCTGTACGATAGCGGCACGTTGGCGCTAGCGGCGTTGACTGCTGGAAAGCGCCTGTTTTCCGCGAAAGTTCCGGCAGGTGTCCAGCGTTATCTGCGTGTTAACTATGTGGTCGGTACTGGTCCGCTGACGGCCGGTGCTTTTACCTCGGGAATTAACCTGGATGTTGATAACAACAGCCCGTACTACCCGATTCGTTCAAAAGTGACTGGCTAAGGGGATAGTGATGTCAGGTGAAAAAGCAAGATACCGCGTCCTGCGTTTATCCCACATTCATAACAACCTCTGGCCTGAAGGCTCTGAAGTTGAGTATGACGGCGAACCAGGTACGGCGCTGGAGCCACTGAACGATGCGGCAAAATTGGCAAAAGAGATCGCCGAAAAGCGTAAAGGAAGATCGGCTTCTGTAGTTGTCAATGTTCCATCTCCCGCTGCGGTTCATCAAGTAGTGGAAGAAGTGAAATCTGATGGCACTGGCGCGGTAAGTGAAGAACTTACTCTGCTTCGACAGCAGTATGAGGATTTACTAGGCAAGAAGCCGGGTAATAAAACGGCTGAAACTCTGGCAAAAGAGATCGCCGAAAAGCGTGCCGAACTGGGCATCTAAGCCTCGCTAATCAAACAAGGGGCTTCGGCCCCTTTATTGCAGGAGTCAGTTATGGATCTGGTAAACCTCAAAACCGGCACCGACACCTATCAGGATGAGGAGGGTAAAACCCAGACTCGTGATGATTATCCGTGGGGCCTTTGCATTGAATTGAACAACGAGACGCTCACCAAACTCAAGGCAGCACCTCAATCCGCCGGCACTGAAGTGATGATCACAGCAAAGGCAACCATTCGCTCAACTTCTACCCGTGAAACTGAAGATGGAATGCAGCATAACGCCAGCCTGCAGATCACTGATATGGCTCTCAGTCCAGTATCCGGTGAGCAACCGAAGTCAGCAGCGCAAACTCTCTACGGTGGGGAGGATGATTAATGGCTTCTGTTATCGAGATCTGCAACCGCGCGCTGAGCAATATCGGCAACAGTCGCAGCATTAACAGCCTGAATGAAGCCAGCAAAGAGGCCGGGCAATGCTCACTGCATTTCGATGCGTGTCGTGATGCTGCTCTGGCTGATTTCGACTGGAACTTTGCTACCAAGCGCGTGGCGCTGGCTGATACCAATAATCCGCCTCCTGACTGGCAGTTCGCTTACCAGTACCCATCTGATTGCGTTCGTATAACCGAGATCATGCCTACCGGCATACGTAATCCTACCGCTGCTCAGCGCATTGAATATGTTGTCGGTTCCAATGAGGATCTGACAGGTAAGCTCATTTACACCGATCAGCCGAAAGCGTGGTTGAAGTACGTGGCGCGGGTTACTGACGTCAATATGTATGATGCCATTTTTATGGAGGCGCTTTCCTGGCGTCTGGCTGCTGCCATTAATATGGCGCTGACCGGTAGCGCAGATCTCGGTAACAATGCACTGACGATGTACAACCGTGTGATCCTGAGCGCTGGCTCACATAGCCAGAACGAATCGCAGGAGCCACAACCACCAGTAGATGAGTTCACAGCAGCGAGGTTGTCATAATGGCTTTTAGCTGGATTCAACCGAGCTTTGCCGGTGGTGAAATTGGTCCCTCACTGTATGGCCGTATTGATATGTCAAAGTATCAGGTGGCACTGCGTAAGTGCGATAACTTCATTGTTCGCCAATATGGCGGTGTAGAGAACCGACCTGGTACGCGCTTTGTTGGTCCTGCTAAATACCCTGATCGCAAGTGCCGGTTAATCCCATTTCAGTTCTCGACCGTACAGACCTATGCTCTGGAGTTCGGGCACAACTATATGCGCGTTATCAAAGATGGCTCTTATGTTCTGACGACCAGCAATGTTATTTATGAGCTGGCGATGCCGTATGCTGACACTGACCTTTTCCGCATTAAATTCACGCAGAGCGCCGATGTTCTGACGCTGGTGCATCCCGCATACCCTCCGAAAGAACTGCGCCGCTACGCGCACGACAACTGGCAAATCGTAGACGTTACCACAAAAAACGGACCGTTCGAAGATATCAACGTTGACGAGACAGTGAAGGTATACGCCAGCGCCAGTACCGGAAAAATTACACTGACGTCCAGTTCTGCAATCTTTGGTGCTGAACAGGTAGGAAAACTATTCTATCTCGAGCAGCCTGCGGTTGATTCCGTCCCGGTATGGGAAACCAGTAAAACAACAGCAATAAACGACGTTCGTCGTGCAGACAGCAACTACTACCGCGCTAATACCTCAGGCAAGACCGGGACCCTTCGCCCGTCTCACACTGAAGGTATGTCGTGGGATGGATGGGGAGGGACCGGATCAGATGATACCGGGATCCAGTGGGAATACCTGCACAGCGGTTTCGGAATTGCAAAAATCACAGCAGTGGCTGGCGATGGTCTGACAGCAACTGCCGATGTTGTTTCGTTCATTCCATCTCAGGTTGTTGGATCCGCTAACGCCAGCTATAAGTGGGCGAAATACGCGTGGAACAGCGTTAACGGATACCCGAGTACCGTTGTTTACTACCAGCAGCGCCTGTACTTTGCTGCGTCTACCGCGTACCCGCAAACAATCTGGGCAAGCCGCACCGGTGATTATAAAGACTTCGGCAAGAACAATCCTATTCAGGATGATGATCGCATTATCTACACCTACGCTGGGCGGCAGGTGAATGAGATCCGTCACCTTATTGATGTTGGTAACCTGGTCGCTCTGACATCTGGCGGGGAATATACGATATCCGGGGACCAGAATAAGGTCCTCACGCCATCGGCGTTCTCGTTCAGCTCTCAGGGGAATAACGGATCAAGTAACGTGCCACCTATCGCTGTGGCTAACATCGCATTGTTCATCCAGGAGAAAGGCAGCGTTGTGCGTGATCTGGCCTACTCCTTCGATGTCGACGGGTATCAGGGAACCGACCTGACCATACTGGCAAACCACCTTTTCCAGAAGCATAGCATTGTCGACTGGTCATTCTGCATTGTGCCGTACAGCAGCGCTTTCTGCATTCGTGATGACGGCAAGTTGCTGGTGCTCACCTATCTGCGCGATCAGCAGGTTTTCGCCTGGGCGCCACAATCCAGCGCCGGGAAGTACGAAAGCACATGCTCAATCAGTGAAGGCAGCGAGGATGCTGTTTACTTCGTGGTTAACCGTAATATCAATGGGCAGACCGTACGTTACATCGAACGCCTGTCCAGTCGCCTGTTCACCAATGATGAAGACGCATTCTTTGTAGACTGCGGACTGAGCTACGACGGGCGAAATACGTCATCACGTACAATGACCATCAGTGGCGGCACCAGTGACTGGAACTATCAGGTTGATTACCAGGTTACAGTAAGCGGTGGTGCGTATTTCGTTAATACTGATGTAGGCGCTCAGATTCAGTTCCCATATGCCGGCACAGATCCAGACACTAATGAACCGGTCGCTAAAGAGTTGCGCGGCGACATCATTTCAGTGACCAGTAATACTGCGGTAGTCGTGCGCTTCAATCGTAATGTTCCGGCGGTGCTGCGTAATGCGGCCACAACTAACTGGCAAATGGCCCGCCAGACATTCAGCGGCCTGTCGCATCTTGAAGGGCAGACAGTAAACATCCTGTCAGATGCCAGCGTTGAGCCTCAGAAGGTTGTCACTTGCGGCTCCGTAACCCTTGAATCTCCCGGTGCAGTTGTGCATGTCGGCCTGCCTATCACAGCTGAATTCGAAACGCTGGACATCAATATCAACGGGCAGGAAACGCTGCTGGATAAAAAGCAGGTCATTCCTACTGTCACGATGGTGGTCAACGCAAGCCGTGGAATATGGGCAACAACGCCTGGCGGAACCTGGTATGAATATCCTCAGCGTGAATTTGAGTTCTACGACGATCCTGTTGATGACGCTACCGGCAAGGTCGAAGTGAAACTTGACAGCAACTGGGATAAAAATGGACGCGTTAAGGTTCGCCAGCTTGACCCGCTTCCGCTTTCTGTTCTTGCTGTATTGCCTCGCCTTAACGTCGGAGGCTTCTGATGATTAAAGCTCAGATCGTACCCGCTACAACAGAGCATATCGAAGCCATTATTCCGCTTGTTCGCCAGGCTGATATCGATGAATTTCTGGAGATCAATGGATGGAGTCCGCGCCGCGTTCTGGAAACCGGTCTGCGTACATCAACATTCTGCTGCGCCGGATTGATTAATGGCGAAGTGGTGACTGTCTTTGGCGTAGCACCAGCATCGATGATCGGCGGCAGTGGTATCCCATGGCTGGTGGGCACTGACGCACTGGAGAAATACCAGCGTACTTTCCTGCGCCGGTGCGGAAAAGTGGTCAATGCAATGCTGACTGTTTACCCGTATCTTGAAAATTATGTTGATGCGCGTAACCACACTGCGCGCATCTGGCTTCACTGGCTGGGATTCACCATCGATGAACCTCAGCCATATGGCATTAACAACCTACCGTTTCACCGTTTCCACATGGAGAGAAAATAATGTGCAGCCCGGCTATCGCTCTCGCTGGCGCCAGTGTCGCATTAAGTGGCGTTTCAGCATACAACCAGTATCAGCAAGGTAAGTATTCGTCTGCTGTTGCCGAGCAAAATGCAGAAGTGGCTACGGCACAGGCACAGGATTCTATCAACCGTGGTAATGCTCAGGCTGATGAGGTTCGTCGTCGTAACCGTCAGGCTGCTGGCACCCAGGCGGCAACCATGGGCGCAACTGGCGCAGATCTTTCCACTGGTGGAGCGCTTGATATCTTTGGCGATACAGCTCAGTTTGGCGCGCTTGATGCGCTGACTACGGTTAATAACGCACAGCGTGAAGCGTATGGCTATCAGGTTCAGGCTGAAAACTACAAATCTCAGGCAAGTTCAGCACGCAAGCAGGGGAATATGGGGGCATTCACTACACTGCTGACTGCTCCACTTAATGCCTATGGTGCTTATAGGATTGGTGGTGGTGAATGGAACCCGTTCACACAAAGCACTCCAGCACCGATTAGCGCTGCTATCGGCACACCAACCGGTCGATAAGGAGACTTCGAAATGCCAACAGTACCAACAGTCACTGGTCGTCAGGTAGAAAGCAGAGGATTTCAGTCACCAGGTTTTCAGGCGTTCGATCAGCCAAACATCGGTGATGCCATCGTTAATGCTGGCGGCAAAGCTATCAGCGTATTTGGCGAGGCCAAGCAGAGGGCAAACGTTGCACTTACCCAGGAAGCAACGCTGAAACTGAATGCCGTTGGCAGCGATCTTCTCAATAACCCTGATTCCGGTTTCATGAATCTCCAGGGTAAAAACGCGATCGGCAAAGGGCAGGAGTATGTGCAGCAGTTTAACTCTCAGGTGCAGAACATTGCAGAGAACCTGCCGGATGAGCAAGCGCGTAATGCGTTTCTCCAGCAAGCACAACAGCAGCAGATCCAGTTCCAGATGACAGCCGGACGCCATGAGGTTGCTCAGGTGCGTCAGTACGAGGCTGGCATGCAGGAAGGAACTTTGCGCGCTTTGTCTCAGCAGGCTCTTTCTCCTGGTATGTTCGCACCCGCACTGTTTAATGCGCGTGATTCCATTATTGCCTATGGCAAAGCCCACGGACAGAGCGATGAAGAAATAGAGTCGAATTTTGTGCAGTGGCGGGAGCAGGCAGCCAACCGCGCCAGCGAAGCGTGGTACACGCCGACCTATCAGCAGATGATGGGGCCAGAAGGTAAGATTGAAGTTACGGACACGTCGAGTGAATCGCAGCTCTTTTCAGCGATGATCTGGCAGGAGTCTGGCGGCAACCAGTACGGTAAAGATGGATCGCCGCTGGTATCGCCGAAAGGTGCAGTTGGCGTGGCACAGGTGATGGAAGATACCGGGCCGGAAGCGGCGCGGCTGGCTGGCGTTGAGTGGGACCGTGATAAGTGGCTGAACGACCCGCGCTATAACGCAAAGCTTGGCCAGGCCTACTTCGGTGCTCAGATGAAGAAGTACGATAATAACCCTGTGCTGGCGGTGGCGGCGTACAACGCCGGGCCTGGCGCAGTCGATAGCTGGATTGAACGGTTTGGCGACCCGCGCACTGGCGCTATTAGTAACGAGCAGTTCGCTGCGGCGATCCCTTACGATGAAACTCGAAACTATGTGGCGAAAGTAACCAGTAGCGCACCGGCAATCCCCGGCACGGCCACGATGGAAAATCTCATCAACCAGCCTTTCTGGAATGCGATGAGTCCGCAAAACAAATCCGCGATGATGAGCAAGGTCGCAGGAATGTACGATATGCAGGCCGCTGCCGGTCGTGTGTCATTGCAGACCCGCATGCAGGATGACCTGGCGAAACTGGAGGCCGGGAAACCAGTCAATCCAATCTCAGAACGAGAATGGCTGGCTGTGATGCCGTTGCAGGCAAGTCCTGCGGAACGCATTCAGATGCGTGAGTCATTCCAGCAATACCAGCAGGCGATGACACTGCAACCAGTTTATCAAACCATTGTGCAGGGTTCCGCACAACAGGGTATCGCTGCGGTGCAGTCTATGGCTCCGCAGGAAGATGATCCTGATTTCAAATTTAAGCAGAACCTGTATGCGACTGCGCAGGCCAAACTTAATCAGGTAATGAAAGCGCGCGAGTCTGATCCTGGCTCGTGGCTGCAAACAAATTCGCCGGTGGTGAAAAACGCCTTTGAGCAGTACCAAAATAACCAGGCATCAGGTGAATATCTGGTTTCACGACTGGAAGCTGAGAAAGACCGCCTGGGGATAAATAGTAAAAAGGTTCTGCCTGATGTGATGGTCAATAACCTTATTCAGCAGATTGACAACAATAAGGAATCAAGCGTGACCGCTATTCAATCGGTGGCTCAGTCGTTTGGCAAATATTCTGATCAGGTCATGCAGCAGGTTCAGAAAAGCGCTTACCCTGCGTTGCAGGTCATCATGGCAACCAATAACCATCGCGCCGCTAACGCGCTCTGGCAAAACCGCAGCATTAAAACCTCTGAACTACGCGGCAGCTTTGAGAAAACCGACGCTGACAGCGCCGACTCATCATGGCATGACCAGGCCAAAGACTTTGCCGGGACGATGGTTGTTCAGCCTGGCGGTACCGCTGTGTGGAACAACTTCAACGAGCAGGGTAAACGCCTGACTTACACCTATATGCAGCGCGGCATGTCACCTGGCGATGCAGCAAAGCAGGCTTATCAGGACATTCTTGGCGAGCAGTATCAGACCAATGGCACATGGCGCATGCCTAACAACGCTGGACACGATATTCGCGATGTTAATGACGGCGCTAACGAGTATCTGAAAAACCTGTCAGCCGATCAGATCATGCCGCTTATCGGTGATGCCCGACTGCCGGATGAGGTTAACCGCGAGCAGAGCATTTCGCGCATTCGTGATAACGCTCAATGGGTGACCAACAGCGACGAAACAGGGCTGACTCTGATGATGAACGGTCTGTTGATCAACAACGCTCAGGGGCAGCCGATTACCGTGTCGTTTGCTGATCTGGCGAAACTTGGCGCTGGCAACCGCACCACGTGGAACAGCCTCACCAAATTCGTGCAGACGCCGGTTAAGTACACGCCGGGACAGTCGAAGAATTACACGGTGGAAAGTCAGCGTGACAACCTGATCAACATTATCCAGAACGGCCAGCAGACGGGACGATAAGATGCCAATTTATACAGATGATCCGGGGCAGGGTATAAACCAGCCGTTGTCGAATGCCCCAGCAGGATTGGGGGAATCGCTGCTTTCTTCCCTAAAAGAGGGATTTAAAGAGGGGCCGGTAGTATCCGGCTATCGGTTCTCCCAGGCAGAACAACTGGCTAACGATCCGAACTCGACCATTGTCGCTAAATCTGACGCAGATGCCCGCCTGAAAGAGTACGGCGTGAAAAGCATTAACGTGCCGGAAAGTGGCGTCACACAGTCATATCTCGATCATGTGATCAGCGAGCGCCGAGAATCGTTGGCGAGGCAACAGATCGCCATGTCGGCCCCGTCTGGATGGGTTGCCACTCCGCTTAACTTTGCCGCAAACCTTGCCGGCTCAATGGCTGATCCAGGTAACGTGGCGTTAGCACTGGTCCCGTTCGGTGGAGAAGCAAAGGCGGCAACAATGCTAGGTCGCTTCGGTGAACGTCTTGCTACAGGCGCGCGGCTTGGCGCTGGTCAGGCCATTGCCACCGTTCCACTTACGGCAAAGGCAGCAGCGGCAGAAGGCGATGACTTCACTTATGGTAATGCGCTGGAGAGTACCTTCTTCAATACACTGGCTGGTGGACTGATGCACGCTGGCGGAGGGCTGATATCGGATGTGGTGCGCTCCCGCAGGGCGGCCACCACTGAAAATCTTGTCGCCTCGCCAGACGTTAAGCCAGTCGCTGATGCGCAGCCAACTCCAGTGGTGACACCTGACAATATCCCGGAAGGTGTCAATATTCCTGAGTCTGGCACTAACGCCGATCTGTCAGCGGCAATCGCTCGGGATGCAGAAGCGTATGCCTACAGCCGCGCCTATGATGATGTAGTGCCGGAATATCTTACCAGGCAGCAGGAGCTACAGACCGGACGCATCGACAATGTTGCTGATCTGCGCACTGAGCTGGAGAGCAACAACCGGCAAAGTGAAAACCTTGACGCAACTCTGGCTCAGCGTACGACCGAGTATCAGGCGCAACGCATGAATTTCAAAGCGGCGCGCGCCAGGGCCCAGCGTGATATTCAGGGTGAGAAAGACACCATTGCCGCGCGTAATCAGGAAATTAACCAGACGCTTGAACGCAACGCCGCCGCAGAACAGGCTCGCGCCAGAGAGTCACAGTTGTCACGCAAAGAGGTTCCGGAAGACCTCGCCAGGTTAATCGACGAGCGCGCACAGCAGATCCGTGAAAGCATGCAGATGTCACCGGTAGCTGGTGCCGTTCGTACAGCATCGGCAGCGGTGCGTGAGGCAGACTGGAGCGTAAACCAGCAGGCATACCGCGGCGCACTGGCTCACATGATGGAAGGCCGATCGCCGGATATTGAGCCATTCTATGATCTACACAAACCAGCGTTACGCGAGCGTGCTATTCAGCGCATCCAGAACCCTGTGCGGCAGGCTGATGAAGGTTCCCGCGCCGTCAGTGAAAGTGCCGATCGTGTGTGGCAGGATACGCAGAAGGCTAACCACGAAATCACAGCGGCCACTGCAGATCTGGAAAATGAATTCAATATCAGTGACGCGCTGCTGAACGACATTGCCACAGATAACCCTGATCTGGCTGCGTCGATGCGCGAGAACATTGCTGCGATCCGTGCAGAGGCAAGCGACGACTATATCGGCAAAGCATATCGCGCTTTCGCCGCCTGTATGATTAACCGGGGGCTTTAATGGCTAACGAATTTCTTACGCAATGCGAAATGACCATCAATACGGCTGCCGGGCGCAAGCTGTCTGAGCACGAAATGGAATCGCTTGTGCGTGACATGAACGACACCACCAATCGGATCCTGGCTGGCAATGAAGCCCTCACACTGGAAGAAGCTGCGATGCGCGCGGCTCAGCAGCTTGGCGACCGCGAGCAACTGGCAAAAGTGATTGAGGCACGAAACAAGGCCATTAACACGCGCATTGCTGCTCAGCGCCTGGGTGAGCTTCGCCGGACGTGGAAGGACCGGCCTGACATCGGGCTGGAAGCAATTCTGGTTGGTCGTAATGACGCGCGCACTGGATCCCGCCGATCAGTATCGTCTGAGGTGGCCCAGCTGCGCGGGAAGTATCACGCCGGTATCAACTACGATTTCGACCAGGCGGGGCTGGTTAAATTTATTGCCAGCGGCAGCAACGACCGGGAGATCGCCGACGCTATGTGGCGCATTGGGCGCGGACAGAAAACGGACGGCATGACGCCGCAATCAGTCAGCGCTGCGAAGATCATCATGAAGTGGCAGGAAACTGCGCGCGTGGATGAAAACCGTGCTGGTGCATGGATTGGCAAGATGCCAGGCTATATCGTCCGTCAGTCTCATGACATCCTGAAAATACGAGCCGCCGGGTATGAATCCTGGCGCAATGCCATTCTTCCGCGACTGGATGATGTCACCTTTGACGGGATCACTGACCGCGAAGGGTTCCTGCGTGGTGTATATGACGGCCTGGCCTCCGGAGTGCACCTGACATCTGAAAAGCCTGACTGGATGAATGGCTTCAAGGGATCGGCGAATGCTGCCAAGCGCGCCAGCCAGGAGCGCGTGCTGCACTTCAAAGATGGTGTAAACTGGCATGAATACAATGAGCAATTCGGGACTGGCAGCCTGCGCGAGGCAGTATTCGGAGGCCTGAACAGCGCGGCGCGCACGACGGGCATGATGCGCGTGCTGGGCACCAACCCGCAGAACATGTTCAAGTATCTGACAGACACCATCGCAAAAGACGTGAGCAAGCAGAGCAACCCGGCGGCGCTGGCTGATTTTATGACCAAAGTACGCAGACTGAATCGTACGGTGATGCCTCAGGTCGATGGATCGCTGAATATCCCTGGTAGTGTTGGCTGGGCCAATGCCTCCGCCAACGTGCGCGGCTGGCTGCGTATGAGTCAGCTTGGTGGAGCGGTGATCTCATCTTTCAACGATGTGCCGATTTCCGCGACAGAAATGCGATATCAGGGTCAGAACTTCATGCAGGCGCTGACCGGTGCTATAAAAGGCAGATTTTCCCGTTATACCAGTGATGAGAAAAAGGAGATCCTGTCATCTATCGGCGTTTACTCCGACACGATGACGCAGGAGATCATCCGCCGTATGTCCGGTGACGACAGTATGAATGGCAAGATGGGTCGTGCTCAGCAGCTATTTTTCAAATACAACCTCATGAACTTCTGGACAGAATCCGGGCGTAACAGCAACGCCATGATGATAACCAACTGGCTGGCGAAGAACGCCGATCGGAAGTTTTCGGCATTGCCGGAGGACCTGCGACGCGTTCTGGATCTGCACGGTATCGGTGACGCGGAGTGGAATATCTATCGCAACATGGATATGGCTGACAGCGAAGGCCGCAAATTCATGACAGCCAGCGGCATCCGTGGCGTTCCTGATGATGTGATCGCGTCTTACGTTGAGAGCAAAGGCCTAAAGCCGACAGAAAGGGCTATCGCCGACGCACGCGACACACTGGAGGGCCAATTGCGCGGTTACGTTCTCGACAGGCTTAATATCGCGATGTCTGAACCAGGAGACCGCACCCAGGCATTCATGAAAATGGGGACGGTTCCAGGCACAGTTGCCGGTGAGGCTATCCGTTTCGCCGGACAGTACAAATCATTCACTGCCAGCTTTATGCAGAACGTACTGGGTCGCGAGGTGTTTGGCCGTGGCTATACGCCTGCCGGACTTGGTGAGTCGAAAACTGGATCGCTGACTAATGCGCTGCTACGTAATGGGAAAGGGGCTTTCCTGGGCGCTGCAAACCTCTTTGTCTGGGCAACGATGTTCGGTTATATCTCCATGCAGTCGAAACTCATGCTGAAAGGGCAGACACCACGCCCGGCTGATGCAAAAACTTTCCTGGCTGCTGCATCTCAGGGAGGTGGTCTCGGCATCTTAGGCGACTTCATGTTTGGCGAAGTCAACCGAATGGGGGCGGGTCCAGTGACGTCATTGATGGGGCCAGCCGCGTCGAATGCTGATAGTATTATCACGCTGTTCCAGCAGACCACGCGAGGCGATGCAGACCTTGGTGACTGGTATCGTACTGCGCTGGACAATACGCCATTCCTCAACGTTTTCTGGCTTCGTACGGCGATGAATGGTTTAATCCTGAATAGAATACAGGATGCTCTTGATCCCGGATCACTGGAGCGCTACCAGCGCCGTGTTGAACGTGAGCAGGGTAATGACTTCCTGATCCCGCCATCACAGTTCATGCTAGGGAAATAATATGAACCGCTTTATCATAACTAGCCTTCTGATCTTGTTAGTTGGAAGGGCTTCTGCCGATGCTGTTTCACCTACATTGATTCAGCCTAAAAACGGAGAAACACTAGAGGACTCTAAAAAGCATACAATGGAATATTTTTGCTGCATAAAAGGCCAGGCAATAAAGTATGCTAAAACAGGTGAAAGTGTTGATGCTATCTCAAAGGCCTCCGTTGTATCCTGCGAGTCGTTTATCCCTATGATTGCTGAATCAAATATATATTATTTAAATTCTTCTCAAGACGGTAAGCGACAATTTACTGAAAGGCTAAAATCAGATGGCGAGAGGTTAGCAACAAAATTTGCTATGGATGAAAAGCTGAAAAATAAATAGGTGACGACATGCAATTTATTGGCTTCATTGTTTACATCGTTGTTGGTCTTTTTCAGCTGGCTGCAATCATGGCAGGTCTTGAATCGTGGTGGGGGCTGCACTGGATAGTAGCTGCGCCAATTGCTTTCATCGTTAGTTATATCCCGCTGGTTGGGTCCATTGTTGGAATGGTTGGCGCTGTCGACGTATGGCGGTGGGAGTGGTGGCAGGCTGGTCTTCTATTCTTTGGGGGGCTAATCTTTGCTATCGCTTGCGGTGGAATGTCATCATTTTTCGAATGGCTATCATTCAGAAAAAGAGCGTGACATGTCACAAGGCCGCCGATGCACCCACAAAAAAGCCCGCATAGCGGGCTTACTCTTCTTCAGGTTTCTTGTCTTCAGCTTTCTTCTTGATGCTTGGTTTTTGTCTGAGAACGAAAATACCAGCCACTGCAACAACTGTACCGATCACTGTTCCTGCCAGAACTTCATGGCCTGTTAAACCTAATAATGTTGCACAAGCTACTGTAAAAATAGTTGCACCAAGGCCAAACCACTGCCCGCGTTTATCTCTATTAATAGCCCCGTCAAGTGCCTTTTCCTCCATTTTCTGGCGGTGAGCAAACTCCTTCTCCGTCAACTGGAAGATACGCTCGGGGGCATCAGGTAAAATATCCTGATACCCACGAAGCAGATAGGGTGGGGGAAGCGGTCCCTGAAACGCATGGTGAGCGACAACTATCTCCTGAATTTCAGGGCGATCAAGAACTCTTGTGAAGGCATCTGGGTGTTGAATGATCTCCTTGCTGAGATCTTCTTCAACTTCCTCAAACTCACTATCTTCGCTATCCCTTGGTTGCCCAGTAGAGTTTTGCATATCTGTCGAAAGATAAGCCTTTAGCTTCTGGTTTTCCTCTTGCATCTGAGATATTCCCTGATGTTGTTATTACCCACTTTCCACCTTTTGGTGCAGGGATCTTTTTCCCGCCTTTTACAATGTAATCTGCATAAATACGGCCTTCAGAGCGCCTGATATCGTCGCCTACAGTCTTCATGTCTCGCGAGATAATCCTACCAGCAGAGTCATGGGTCACAACTCTGGAATAGTCAGAGCGAGGAGCGATACCCAAAGGGGTTCCTGACTCTAAAGCCAGCTCTTTGTTATATCTTCTGCTCATACGAACCTCGACTAATCAACTTTACCTGAAAGGTAATTTCAGCATCAGTATAATGCTTTGAACAACAATGAGTGTAAACAATTATTGATAATTGTAGGCGCTTCCCTGCGCCTCTGTCCTCAGAACTTACCAGCCATGCTGTTGATGTACTGCGCGTGGGTCTGGATATCGCGCAGGCATTTACTGGCACCTACAATGTAGTTCATCATCGCCGTAACCTCAGAAAAAGCACCTTCAACATTATGCCCGTCGGCGTCCATCTTCCGCAGCAGGTCCATCAGCATTGACCGCTCCGTAAGGCCAAGAACACCTTCAGGTGAATGGATGTGTTCAAGATAGTTCGGTTTAAGTGGGGCGCTGTATTCCTGCTTTTCTCCTGTCTTCATAGCTTCCAGAATAGCGGGCATAAAGCTGGCGACAACCTTTTGCGCTTTGTCCGCCGGTGATAATTCTTCTCGAACGTAGCGACCGGTGCGGCGGATCTGCGGGAGAACTTCGCCAGTTACCCATTTTCTGAAACGGTAGGGGATAGTGCCTGGAGTAACCGCATCGCGGCAGCGCAGGATCAGAGTGTAGAGGCCGGATTCTGAAATGACGTTTACTGCTTGCATCCCGCCAGGGGTGTAACTTGAAGTTACACCCTTCTCATCATCATCAAGCATCGCAATGGCTTTACGTGAGTTTCTCAGCCCAAGAGCATCTGACACATCTTTAGCAGAGAACCATGGGTTACCATCAATATTAAACATGCGTACAGGGGATGCTGATTCGAATTTAAATACTGCGTCTGGGGATGGTTTGCTTTGAGTTGTCATAGTGATTACCTTTTAGTTTGGTTAATCACCACTACCGACGCCAATCGGTTGGTGGTGAACTGTGCAGGGTTGGCGTAACCGGCTAAAAGGACCCGGCGCACCTTTCGGTGCCCCCACACAGCCCACCATAATGCGAATGTGGCCGTGCTTAACGCATAAAAAAACCGCTTGCGCGGTGAATGCGCCTTTTAGTAATCCGGGACGCCAATCCCGGCACTGGATTTTGCCAGTGCCTGATCACTATGGCACAAGAATTCTGCGTTGTAAATTTACCGTAAAGGTAATAATAAACGCATTTTGCAGGTTATTTCAACCTTATGTGGTTTGTCTGCGTAGCTGTTCAACACAGTAGTCGAGATGTGTTTGCACATCCTTCATGGATAGTTGCGAGCTGGTGACATAGTTCACCAGCGCAGTAAGTTCGGCAAGCGGCCCGTCGACGTTGAAACCGTCTTTATCGAGTTCCCGCAGCAACTTCATAAGATGTGAGTCCTCCACCAGGGATATGACGCCTCCCGGCGTGTGTACTCTTTCATAAAATCCATCTTCCAGTGGGTGGTGATACCGCTGTTGCATTAACCATTCTCCATACAAACACTGTATATATATACATATATCAGATGGAACATCGTTTCACCAGTATGATTTTTAATTACCTGTGAGGTAATAACTTAGTTGATTACCTTTCGTGCGATTCATATATGGTTCGTTGGGTAATAGAATGACCAGTAGTGCGGCGCGACGGGTGCTGCGGCTATCTGGAGATAATTACATGACGGTCTCAACCGAAGTTGACCATAACGACTACATCGGGAACGGGGTCACGACTTCATTCCCTTATACCTTCCGAATTTTTAAGAAGTCTGATCTGGTTGTGCAGGTTGTTGACCTGAATGAGAACATCACAGAGCTGATTCTTGACACTGACTACACCGTTACAGGTGCTGGTGGTTACACTGGCGGAAATGTTATTTTGTCGTCACCTCTTGCTAATGGTTATCAGATTTCGATAACCAGAGAGTTGCCTGTGACACAGGAAACGGATCTGCGCAACCAGGGTAAGTTTTTTGCTGAAGTGCATGAAGACGCTTTTGATAAGTTGACCATGCTGATACAGCAGGCTATTAGCTGGCTTCGTCTTTCTCTGCGTAAACCGTCTTTTGTCGCAAATTATTATGATGCGCTGAACAACTACATCCGTAATTTGCGCGATCCCAGGGACCCTCAGGATGCCGCCACCAAAAATTATGTAGATAGCGTGGCTAATACCAATCTAAGCCACACATTGAGAACTCCTGAAGCAATCACTTCATTGCCCGGGATAGAACAACGTAAAAATAAAATTGTCGCGATGAATGATAGTGGCGATCCGATAATGGTTCTTCCTGAGTCTGGTTCTGCTGCTGATGTGCTGATAGAACTGGCAAAGCCAACAGGTGCAGAATTAATAGGAACTCTTTCTGGTAAATCAGTTCAGCAAGAGTTGATGATAAAAACATCTTCATTCCCAACGTTACAGGATGCTGCTAACTATGCTGTAAACGGAATAATTGTTGATGAGGATTATCATTTTACTGACGGAGAAACTGTTGATTTTGGTGGTAAGAATTTAACAATTGAGTGTAAGGCGAAGTTCATCGGGGATGGTATCTTTAACTGGAATAACCTAGGTAGTGGCTCTAAAATTATTTCTCCGCATATGCATACTAAGACCACTCCTTATACTGTATACCGTTTCGATGATAATGGAGACTGGGTAACAAATCCAGCCGCAGTATTGGCATCTGTTGCTCAGAGGCTTGATAAAGGATATAAACCAAATGTTAATGACCTTGACATTTGGGGGGCTTTACCTGATTACGTTAAGAATCAGGTGGCTGGGGCTACCCTGCGTGTTAACTCTGCCAATAATATTAATGTTGTACATCCAGAAGCCACTATGGGTGGGTATTTATTCACACTCTGTAATCATATTTTGGTGGAGTCTCCTCGCAACTTTATTGCATGGGAATCCGGAATTACATTTGAGAATCACCACACCACTGCCTGGGGCACTGGCAATAAGGTCGTGGGTGGAGAGATTAAATATGGTTCTGGTTCTGCGGTGTTGTTTATAAGAAATGACGGTGGTGACGACCATGACGGCGGAGTTCAAGACCTGATAGCATATCGCGTGGGTGAAAGCGGCGTAAAGACTTATCAAAATGAAATAGGTGGACGCTCTGCAAGAAACTACCGCTTGGTGTTTGATAACATAACCACGATTCAATGTTATTACGATGGTATAGATGTTAATGCGGATACAGGCTCACCGACTGAGCGAGTGGATGATTACAGTTTAGCTGAGTACCAGTGGTTCCAGTTACCCACTAAGCACATCATCCGTAACATCATTACGCGTGATTGCATGGGTATTGGTGCGTGGTGGGATGGGCAGTTAAACATTATTGATAATGTCGTAACCTACGAGGCACACAAGGAAGGTATATTCGACAGGGGAACAAATAATGACATTACTAACATCACGGTGGTTGGTGCAAATAAAGACCTCACCAACCTAAACCAGATTGTTTGTGAAGGCGGAAGTCGATTAAGAGGAATAATGGTACACGCGTATACCACGCAAGGATATGCGGTATATGCGCCTTCTTCAGAGATTAGCAATGTTTCATGCGCAGGATCCGGAACTAAGAAGCTGCTTTGTACCTTTGTAGGAGATGTTCAAGGTGGTAACATTAGTGTTCAACATAATGAAAACCAAATGACGCTTGCTATGAGACCTGCGATGGGCGGCACAATAAATCCATCATTATTAATGACGGCTGATTGTCAGGTGGCGGCTCCAGGAGGAGAGGCGAGCATTGTTAAGCTTTCCGCGATACAGGGTGGTTCAAGAACTGCTGAAATGCAATTAAATAGATTGGGATTCGGACATCTATCTATTCCAGTATCAGGAGTTCAATTACCCAATACCGCTCTTGAGAATAATTCCTCTATCGGTTTTTATTTTGATGGCAGTGGGGCACTAAAAATATTAGCAAAGAAACCAGATGGGTCATTCACGACATACAGTATGTAAAAAATACCGCCACCAATGGGTAATTGGTGGCGGTATAATTAATTATGTATGAACGCTATTTTCTTACTTTCGTATCATTCTCATTTTGTCATTACGCCAGTTATAACGCCCCACGTTCCTTGAATATCTTTATAATTTTCAATCTTTTGTTTTTAATCTAATGAACATTACACCGAAGTGCAACCAGTGGATTGCTGCATTCAGCACACCAACAGAAATATAACGACCGAATAGCTTTAACATTATAAAAATCATTGAATTATTATATTTATAGATTTTATCACCTTTAGGGTAATTTTTGTAGGAATAATTTCATGTGATATGATCCATATATGGTTTATTGTGTATGATGAACTCACCAACTATGGGGGTTCTTTATGCACATTAAACGGTGGTTGCTATGTCAGCACAGCTAACCAGTGAGTCTTTAAATCAGTGGCTTAGCATGGGATCTCTTGCTGCGGTTATCGCAGGAGTTCCTCCTGAGGTGGCGCTTGGTGCTCTATCTGGCGCGGTAATATTTATTACCTCTGCCGTTGAGTATCCAATCCGCCGCCGGGTTCTTCTGTCGATGCTCAGCTTTCTATGCGGGCTTCTATTCTACAAACCAACTGCATCAATTCTTATCGGCGTAGCCAGCCTGATCCCAACTATCACGCAGGACTCTTTCGAGAAAGGGATCGTCTTCTCTGCTGGCGCGTTCGTGTCGGCAATCGTCGCAGTACGTATTGGTATCTGGCTCTATCACCGTTCCGACAATCCACGCGATTTAATCCCGGGGAGAAAAGACGATGACAACTCATGAGCTGCTTTTACTCATTGCCAATGCGGTTATCTGTTCTGCGATAGCAATCCGCGTCGGAACCTTCCGGCGTAATGGATCGCAACACCGCCGGTGGGGTGGGTGGATAGCCTACTTCCTTATCGTGGCATCAGCCAGCATCCCCGTCCGCGCCGCATATGCAATCTGGTATCACACACCAATGGCCGCCGATTTATCGGAGGTCATCATCAACGCTGTCATGCTTGCCGCCGTCCTGAAGACGCGCGGTAACGTCGTGCAGATTTTCAAAATATCGAGGTCTCAACATGGACATTAACCAGTTCCGGCGCGCATCCGGTATCAATGAGCAACTGGCCGCGCGCTGGTTTCCGCATATTACTACTGCCATGAATGAGTTTGGCATTACCAAACCAGATGACCAGGCAATGTTTATCGCACAGGTCGGGCATGAGTCCGGAGGATTTACCCGGTTACAGGAAAACTTTAACTACAGCGTTAACGGACTGTCCGGGTTTATCCGTGCCGGGCGCATCACTCCAGACCAGGCCAACGCACTTGGCCGGAAAACATATGAGAAGTCTCTTCCTCTGGAACGCCAGCGCGCGATCGCCAATCTTGTTTACAGCAAGCGCATGGGAAATAACGGCCCGGGCGACGGGTGGAATTATCGCGGTCGTGGACTTATCCAGATCACTGGTCTGAACAACTACCGGGATTGCGGTAATGGTCTGAAGGTTGATCTGGTCGCTCAGCCTGAACTGCTGGCGCAGGATGAATACGCGGCCAGAAGCGCGGCATGGTTCTTCTCCAGTAAAGGTTGCATGAAGTACACCGGTGACCTGGTGCGCGTCACGCAGATTATCAATGGTGGCCAGAACGGTATCGACGACCGGCGTACGCGTTACGCCGCTGCCCGTAAGGTGCTGGCGTTATGATCTGGGCATTCGTCAAAGCTTACTGGAAACAGTTACTTATCGTGGTGATGCTTGCTGCCATGGTTACTGGCTGTCGTATCGCATGGGTTAACCATGGTGAAACTCAGTACGCAGCCGGGTATGCGAAGGCGCAGGCGGATCGCAAAGTCGAAGATGATAAAGCCCGTAAGCACGACGAACAGGAGAAAGTGACCAATGAACGTGAAGCGCAGCAGAGGATCGACCAGGCGCGCAATGATGCTCTTGATGCTGCCGCTCGTGCTGGTAGGTTGCAGCAACAGCTCGTTGCCATCCGTGAGCAGCTCAGGCAGTATAACGCCACTGTCGGCGCTGGGGCGTCAGCCGCAGACACCGGAGTTTTGCTTGCCGACGTGCTCAGCAAATCTCTCGAGCGAAACAGACAACTGGCAGAGTACGCTGATCGTGCATCCGAAGCCGGAAGAGTCTGTGAAAAGCAGTACGATTCGCTGACCAGGTGACATGTCATTTTTCATGGTACCGATTTCCGGTGACGGTATATAAAACGGTATGAAAAATTTCATTGTTTTAAAAGTTGTTATCAGTCAATTGCTTATGTTATCCGTAAATA